GTGCGCGCCGGCTTGCCGTGGCCCGGAACCAATCAGTACCACACGAGCGCCCGCAACAATCAGGAGAAGGGTTGGTGCTACGGCTTCCCTGACGACATGACCGGCGTGTACGACGGCGAGCTTGTGGCCGGCGAGATAGCTTCTGGCAGCGGGCGGGTGCGGCGCATCTGCCACCACCGGGGCTTCGTGCCCGGGAGTGGCGTGATGGCGTACGACCACCTTCCGATGGCTGTCCCGTCTCCCGAAGGGCTGCGGGTGTTTTTCAGCACTGATTGGGGAAATGCCTCTGGGCCGGTGTACGCCTTCGTGGTGGACGTGCGCGAGGTCCCGCTCCTCGAAGGTATCGTGCAATTCGGGTTCCAGTCTGACCGAGGCCCCTCGACCATTATCGACCTCGGGGGCGGCTGGTACCGCACCAACACGGAGACGTTCCGCGCCTACATCGCCAACTGGAATCTAAAGGGCCTGCTAAAGTTCATTTGGAACGGGCTCACCCCGATTAACTCCGGCCTTGGGACCGAAGACGTGACGATTCGCATCGGCCCCAACGATATGAACAACCTCGACATCGGGCTCTGGTTCACGGGCTTCAACGGGAGCCCGAACCCGTACATCGTCATTCAGCAAAAGTACAATCCTGAGGACTACGGCAACTCGTGGTGGCAGCCGCCTGCGGACGGCATCTGGAACAAGGGCTACACCTTCATCGGTAGCTCGGCCCTCGGAGCCATTCAGCAGGGCCAGCAGTATAAATTCAGCTACCTCATCACGGGCAATCAACTCGTCGTCAAGCTCAACGGTGCCCAGGTGTGGTCGGGAACCATCCCTCAGACCTCGGTGGACTTCCTCATGGGCCCGTCCCTCAACGTGAGAACGGATAATGCCAAGGTCGATTTCCAGTTGAGCCTCGGATAATGCCATGAGCCGAATGACTGTCAAGCTCCTAGAAGCGATGGTGAAAGACCTCCAGACTCGGGTCGGGCGCCTGGAGCATGTGCGCAAGCGGCGCCTCGGCTTCGAGTACGAAGGCAACGTGGGCGGCGACGTGGTGCAGTCCACTTATTACGAGGCGGGTGGGCCGGGGGAGGACAAGGCGCGTGAGTAAGTTTCCGTACAAGGTGGTGGCAGCTAAGGGTCGACCTGACCCGTTCGCTGCGCGTGATTATCAGGCGGAATTCCTGATGCACATGCAAAGTCACTCCAAGTCCAAGCCTTTCCGCGGCCTCGCGGTGTGGCCTCGCCGCTCCGGCAAGGACTTGACCGCACTCCACGGGACCCTCGTCATGGCTCACGAGGAACTTGGAATGTACTGGCACTGCCTCCCCGTGTACGAGCAGGCGCGCAAGGCGTGCTGGGAAGCCTTCGTCAATACCACCGGCCAGCGCCTCATGGATAACGTCTTCCCGCGGGAGATTCGGAGAAAGCCCGATGAGTTTTCGCCGCGTGCTGAAATGGTCGTTGAGCTTCGGAACGGCAGCATTGTGCGCTTCGTCGGCTCTGACTCTATTGACCGGCTTGTGGGCTCGGGGCCTCGTGGCATCACTTTTTCAGAGTTCTCCCTCGCCAAGCCCTCCTGCTGGCCCCTCGTCCGCCCGATTCTCCGAGAGAACCAGGGCTGGGCGACCTTCCTCTTCACACCCCGCGGGCACAATCACGCCTACAAGCTCTTCAACAAGGCGCGCTCGCGGCCGGGCGTGTGGTTCACGAGCTACCACGACCTCTTCACCCTCGGGATATTCTCCAGGGAGGAAGTCGAAGCCATCCTAGCGGAGGAGCGGGCAGACGGAATGCCCGAGGAGCTTGTGCGGCAGGAGTACCTCTGCGACTTCTCCGCTGCAAACGTGGGTAGCTACTACGGTGACCTTATCGAGCGCCTGGAGTTGCGGGGCGCCATGGAGCCTTTCGAGCATGAGCACGACGGCATCTTCACTTTTTGGGACCTGGGCATCAGCGATTCGTTCGCTATTTGGGCGGCTCGTATCCATGACCGGGGCGTGGACATCATCAATCACTACGAAGCCAGCAGTAAGCCTCTGTCGCATTACTTCAACAAGCTCGAAGAGTGGGAGGACCGGCTCAAATACAAATACGTCGCCCACTACCTGCCCCACGATGCTCGTGCTCGAAGCCTCCAGACGGGGATTTCGACCGTAGAGCAAACCGTCACGTGGGCCAAGCGCCGCTGGGGCGACGATAAGGGCCTGGGGATGGTGAAGATAACTCCCGAGGTGAGCATTCAGGACGGCATCGAGGCCGCGCGTTGGGTCCTACAGCAGGACCACACGCGCATCCACCCCAACTGCAACACGTACGAAGGAATAGAGGCGCTTCGCAGCTACCACCGGACCTGGGACGAGGACACCCGAGCTTTCGGCAAGCACCCGGAGCACGATTGGTCGTCTCACTCGGCTGATGCTTTTCGCTACCTCGCGGTCTCGCTGCGCGCGGCGGGCTACATTCGCCCTAAGAAAAAGAGCATCATCAGCGTTCCGCGGGTTCCGCGCGTGGCAGTTACCATGGACGAGCTTCTCCGGCTTCACGACCTCAACCGGCCAAGGAAGTACCGCGTATGATGACATGGATTTTGATGGGGGCGGTTTCTGCGGCGTCAGTGTTCTACGCCCTTTGGCAGCGGGCGCAGGCTCGCAGATGGAAAAAGGAGGCAGAATTTAACCTCCAGCAGTACAATCAGCTTTTTGCGGACGGGCATGACCGCGCCGCTCGTTACGAGGCAGTCATTGGTAACCTCAAGAGCCGCCTCATCCAATTGGAGGAGACGATTTATGCGTCTGATGACCCTGCTGCTATTCGTGACCTTTTCGGCCAGTTGTTTCCATCGGCCCCCTAACCCCAAGCCACCGGAGCCCGAATGTCTGATAGAACCTCCCCCCGTGATGCGCCCGGTCCTGGCCTCTCCGTGTCCGAACGGGCTGACGGTTTGTCTCGACACACCGAACGCCGCCGCGCTGACGCGCAACGTTCTCCTTCTGCGGCGGTGGGTGGAGGAAGCGTGGGCCCGGTGCGGGACCAGATAATTCGAGCCCACCTTGCAGACAGTGGGGTCGCGACGGCCATCTTCACACTCGTCACCGCGGCTCACGATGTAAATCGCTGGGACCTGACGAACGAAGCTCTCGGTGCCTTGTGTGATGCAGCCCTCCGCTACGCCGCCGAGGTCAAGCGGATGCTGGAGGAGCGTGGAATGAGCCATGAGTAAAACTGCTGACACCGGCCTCCAGAAGAGTCAATTTGAGCACACTCCCGAGGGGTGGGCGAAGCTCTGGGCCCTGGAGCTAAACGCCGCAGACGACGCCGTGCGGGATTGGCACACCGGCGCAGAGATTATTCTCCAGGCGTATCTCGACCAGCGCAAGGGGGCGCCGGAAGACCCGAGCGGCGTCAATGCTTCGGACGCCACCCACCTCAACTTCTTCTGGGCGAACGTCGCCACTCAGCGAGACATGATGTTTGGCCGGCTGCCCGAAGTGGATGTCACGCGGCGTTACGGGGACTCCGATGACGATGAAGGCCGCATCGCGGGACCGCTCATTCTGGAGCGCATTCTCGACACGGACATCGAAACCGGAACGGACGGGTTTCAGGCCGCCCTGCGCAACGCCCTCCTAGACTTCCTCATTGTGGGCTTCGGCAACGCCTGGGTGCGTTACGACGCGGAATTCAAGGACAAGCCGGCTATCAAGCGGAACGGTAAGGAGGCCGCGCCCGCGGCCAGGATGAAGGTCCACGAAGATGCTCCGGTCGAGTATTTCTACTGGAAGCACCAGCGCTGGAGCCCGTGCCGGACCTTCGAGGACATGCGCTGGAGCGCGAAGATGGTCGAAATGACCAGCGAGTCGATGGAGGAGCGTTTCGGAGAGACCGGCAAGGAGGCCGCCACTTTCGACGCAGAGGAGAGGCAGAAAACGTCCGGCAAGACGGGCAGCGAATATATCGCAGACCCGTGGACCCGTACGGAGGTGTGGGAAATCTGGTCGAAGGAGCACCGCAAGGTGTTTTGGTACGTGCGCGGGTTCTACAAGGTGCTCGACGTGAAGGACGATTTTCTCAAGCTCAAGGGGTTCTGGCCACACCCACGCCCCCTGTTCTCCAACCTCACCACGAGCGCGCTCATGCCACGCCCGGACTATGCCATGGTGCAGGACTTGTACCGCGACATAAACATCCTCGCGACGCGCATCGTCATTTTGGAGCAAGCCCTGCGGGTCGCGGGTGTGTACGACCGCAATGCGGGTGAACTGCACCGTCTTCTGGAGGATACGCCGGGTCGGAACATTATGATTCCGGTGGACGGGTGGGCGGACAAGGTTGAGGGCAAGGCGGGCCTGGAGGCCGTAATTTCCTGGCTCCCGCTCGACCAAGTCGTGTCGGCGCTCGACAAGCTGACTCAGAAGCTACAGGAGAAGCAGCAACTTCTCTATGAGTTGACGGGGCAGTCGGACCTTTCGCGTGGCTCGGAAAACTCTGCGCCGGGCGGGCCCGAGACCGCCACGTCGGTGCGCGCCCAGGTGAAATACGGCAGCATCCGCGTCCAGGCGAAGCAAGACGAGTTTGCTCGTTTTACTTCGGAGCTTGCTGCCATCCGCGCCGAAATCATGGTGAAGAATTTTGATGAGGCAGAGCTTCTCAAGCGGTCGAACGTGCTCTTCACGCCCGACGCACCCGAGGCGCTCGCGGCGGTGCGGATGCTCAAGGCGGAATTCCCAAACTACCGCGTCGAAATCAAGCCCGAAGCCATCGCAATGACCGACTTCGCCTCCATGAAGGCAGAGCGGGCAGAATTCCTCATGGCGCTGGCGAGTGTGCTGCGCGACGCGGCTCCTGTGATACAGGTCTTCCCGCCTCTCGCGCCGGCCCTGCTCGAAACCCTCAAGTGGACCCTGGCCGGCTTCCGTGGCTCGGCTAGTATCGAAGGGGTGTGGGACAAGGCTCTTAAGCAGGCCAAGGACGCCCTCGCGCAGGGTGGCGGGCAGCAGGGCCCTGACCCTGAGGCAATGAAGGAGTTTGCCAAGGGGCAGGCCGACATGGCGAAGACGCAAGCGAAGCTCCAGGCCGACCTGATGAAGATTCAGGCGCAGGTCCAGGGGGAGCAGCAGAAGCAGCAAATCCAGGCCGAGCAGAACATCCGTGAGGCGGAAATGAACGCGCAAATCAAGCAGCGGGAGCGGGCAGGAGAACTTGCTCACGTGCAGGCTAAAAACTCAGAGTCATTGCAGTTCACCGAGGCTCGCGGGCGGGTGCAGGAGCAGTTCGCCCGGCGCAAGGCTGCGATGCAGCCCAAGCGGCCTTCCAAGGGGAAGAAGGTCTAAATGGCACGGTACGTATGGCGCCCTGGAGTCGGGCTCGTAGAATTTCACAAGGCTCCCCCGGAGGCCCGGGTCCACCTCCAGACTGACGCCGGCTTTGACAACATGCGGGCGGGAGACGGGACGGACCTCACCTCGCGCAGCAAGTGGAAGCGCTACATGCGCGAGAATAACCTGACGCTTTCGGCGGATTGGAAGGAGACGTGGGCCAAAAATCAAGCGAAGCGCGAGAAGCTCGTCACTGGACAAGCCGACGACCCCAGGCGGCGCGAGACCGTCCGCCGCGTGGTCTACGAAATGAATTCGCGCGACGTGAAGGCACACGGCGAACGCGCCCGCGAGAGACACGCGCAGTTTGGAAAGGAGGGCCTCGTATTCCGAGGTGACTAACATCATGTCGACCTACGTTCCTGGCTATGGCACCTTTGACCCCGACCTCCCGGAGTGGCTGGCGCTCCATACGGACGGAAAACTCTACAACGTGAACGACCCTCGCAACAGGCTGGATTTCGTGGCGTCGTGGATTCCGCCGGAAGGTTGGCGTGGTGGGGAGGACGTGCGCTTCGTGCCGGAAGGCGAAGTGACGACCCCTCCCCTACCACCCACGCCGACGCCAGTGCCCGCGACGACGCTCGTCACGGTCGCAGTGAACCCGGCGCTTCTGACGCGCTTGCTGGCGGCGATGCGGATGGTCGTCGCGCATGACAATGAACTGCTTGCCCTCGCCCAGCAGCGAGTGGCAGACGACGAGTCGCGGATGCAGGAGAGTCTGCGACTATCCGTGGAGGCCGGCAAGGCGTATGACGCAGTGTTGGCGGACCTCCTCTCGAAGGTAAACTCGCAGTAAACGGAGAGACACGCATGTTCTTGCTCAAGTTCTTTGGTTCCAAGAAGCTCATCGCGGTAATTGCCGGTATCCTCGGGGCGGTGCTGTCGCCGCTCCTCAACTCCAAGCTCGGCCTGGGCATGGAGCCAATCGAGGTGGCGGGCAGCATCGGCGCCATCGCGACGATGGTCCTGGCATACGTGGTGGCGCAGTTCAAGCTCGACGTGGAGACGGACGGTGCGACGACCGCGTCTAGCCTCATCAAGTACGTGGCGGATGCGCAGGCTCCGGGGCCGGTGCCGTCGAACGTGAAGCTCGTTCTTACCCTCCTGGCGCAGTTTGTGCCGGCGGGGCCTGGAAAGGACGCGGTGGCTGCCGCTCTGGCAGACCTCGATAAGCCGCCGCAGGCGTAATCATGTGGGCCAGGGTCAAGAAATGGCTCCTGGGGCTCAGTGTCGGTGCAGCCGTCATCGCTGGCTGCACCGGCCTGAACGCCGTGCTTCCGCCTCCACCGGCTGTAACGAACGGCTACACGGAGGTGTACGGGACTCGGGTGTATTACCAGCCTGACGTTCTTCTACCACTGTCTCCCGCGGACCTTAAGCGGGCCTTTGAAGCAGCAGCGAAATATTGGGACACCGAGCCAAGTTCCATGCAGGGCTGGGTGGTCGTGCAGCGTGGCAATGACCCCTGGTCTGTAGAAGATATGTGGGTTTGGGGCGTCTCTTTCATGGACATCAAGCGCCTCGATTTTGCCACTATGCGCCCGGACTGTCCGCAAATGGTGTTCCTCCACGAGTGGGGGCACGCCGGAGCGAGCATCTTGGGACACGACGACGAGCGGTTTGACGACAACCGCATTCACGCGTTCCTGGTGACAGAAGGAATCTGTCGGAGCTAAAAATGGCTGACGTTTTGCAGTTTGCCACTTTGGGAACCACAATCGTAGTGGCGTTTTTGGCGATGCTGAGCAAGCGGCAAATGAAGGTGATTCATACGCTCGTGAATGCTCGGCTCGACCAAGCCTTGCAACGCATTCAAGACTTGGAGCGAACC